TTCTGTTAATACCTCTAAATCAGCACCTTGTACTTCAATAATATTGCGGCTATATAAAGCGCGGGCTTCTGCCCATAAATTAAAATACTTTTCAGAACCAGCGCGATATACATGCTCAGTAAGAGGTCGTGCGTTATCTAAGTGAAATTTTAATCCTTCAGAAAGGATTTCTTTTGGCGCTAAACTTTCGTTTAACACTACAGGCTTTGAAGCACTACAAGTTCCACATCCACAGCTACACATATCTATAAATATTAAGACATTATTTTATCGTACGGAATTTCAATTTTATTACCTGTTAATTCACCATCCCTATATAATTTATCTTCGGGTTGGACAGTTGCTCTTAAACCACCTGTAGCAGTTCTTGTTGAGTCATGTCTAATATTAAGAACAGGTTCTAAATTAAATTCTTCTACATCTGCTAAATTTTCAATAATTTTAGAAACTTCAATTCTAATAGTATCACCTTCTAAATTAAAATCATTTGGTGTAAAAGTTCTATAAACTACTACAGCATTATCAGAACCAAATATAATAGATTGTTCATCTTTTGCTGGAAGATCAGTTACAATAACTCCAGTTACAGGTTGATCAGTAGTTTCATTATACATAACATTAATACCTTCCTTTTCGTATCCTAATTTATCTACAAAAGGTTTAAATATTAATTCAGGAGCAAAATCTCCATTTTTAATTTTCTTTGAAAGTTTAGCTACAACATCTTTATAACGAGTATCTGAACTTTCCCAGAAAGCAGCATTGTCTTTTTTAATTGAGATAGGATAATCTTTATCTCCATTTAATACAATATCAGCTTTTTTACCTCCTGCTACATCATATCCAACTGTAGTAACTTCTTTAACGCTTCTAGTTACATAATTTTTATTAGGAGCTACAAATACTACATTTTTAGGACCATCTGCTAAAAGATTATTTAGTTCATTTGCTATAATGTCTTCATTTTCAGTTCCAGCTGATGCTCTACCTTGTGCACCTGAAGGTTTAAGTAAGAATTTAGCTGTTTTATATCTTACTCCTCCAATAGAAGATCCTGACATGTTAGGGTCATATTCAAATCCTTCGAGTGAATTTAATTTAGTAACATAATCATATCTTTCTGAACGAGGGACTAGAATTTTATAAGTAGAAGAAGATTGTTTAAGGAAATCTTCATCTTTTAATTCTAATCTAGCTTTAATAATATCAATTGCTTCTTCAGCATCTTCAGCTTCAGATATAATTGAAATATTTTCACCTATTAGTTTACTTAATAATGATTCAAGTAAAAGAATATCCTGTTCATTTTTCATGTCAGGATATCCTTTATCGAACTTGTAAGCAAACTTACGGAAAAATTTATCAAAAACGTCCATTAGGCTTCTGTTTCAGTTTCAGTGTCTACGGTTACATCAGTAGTTTCAGTTCCAGAAGCAGCAGTTTCTGCACTACCACCACCTTCTCCACCTGGGAATTCGCCTCCACTGCCTGTAGAAAATTCAGCAGCGTCTTGTTCGCCCATAATGTTAGGAGCTCCGTATCTTAAAATACGAGAAATAGCATTAGTAGCATTTTCTTCTTCGTTTAAATTAAGAAGATAGTATTTTTTTCCTTCAACCTCAGCTACCCAACTTCTTTCGTTATAGACTAAATAAAAGTTTTCGCCGTTTTTAAGGTTGATACGGAATGTAGTTGGTTTAGGAGCTACCCAATCAATTGAAGCTAAGAATACATCGAATTGTGGACCGAGTAGGTCTACAATTACGTCTTTTAGTTCAGGGAATTTGGTGAGTTCGTCGTATTTTTCTGCGGTGATGTCTACGAGCTTTTTTTCACCATAAACCGTTTTAACTAAAAGTTTGATCTTATCTCTTAGTTCTGCTTTGGTCATTATTTTTTCTGTTTAGCTGTTGGACCTTTACCGCCGCCTTTTGCTTTGTAAGCTGCTACTGCACCAGCGATTGCTTTAGCTGCTTTTTCTGATTTACCTTGCTTTTCTAATTTACTAACAAGCTTAGCGAATGATTCGTCTAATTCAGCTGTTTCTTTTTCTTCGAAGTATACATCATCGTTAGCCATATCAATTACTTCCATAGCTTGATTGGCTACTTCATCACTATATTGGTTATAGAAGTCTTTAAAGAGAGAAGCTGTAGAAGACAATCCGCCCATTACTCTAGCACCTTTAATGCTTGCATATTCTATAGCTGCTTTTTTTACTTCTTGATCTCCTTTAAAATAATGATTTACTATCTGATCAATTCTTTCTTCAAAATCAGAAGTAACAGCTTCGTCTACACCACCTTCGATTTTTTTAGACCAATATCCTTTAGGTAAACCTTCTTCGATTTCGTCTTCGTCACCTACTAAGTCAACAGTCATTACTTGTGGTTCCATTTCTGGTTCCATTTCAGGTTCTTCACCTGTCATAGCGTTTACTGCGGCGTCGATTTCTGGTTCTTTGATTTCAAAATCAAGATAATGTTTAGCTGAAACCATGTTGTTCATGGCTGTTGTGAGTTTAGCTTGCCACCAAGCTGGGAAGTCAACTTCTGCTTCACCTTCAAAGCCATCTAACATTTGGTAAAGCTCCATAGCGTATTTTCCAATACGGTATAACTCAGCTTTGATCATGTGTGGTTCGTTGTCTTGATGACCTAAATCGATGTCTTCGTCTAAGTATGGGTCTTCGTAATCAGCATCTTCTAAATCAATAGAAAAGTCTTTAAGAGCTACGATTATTGTTTGACCACCTACATTAACAGCTACTGAGCCGTTTTTCATAAGGTTTTCATGGTCTTTGTCTGTTAAAACAACAGCTTGTTCTAACTCATCAATAACACCTCTACCTTTAAGGATGTCTGCTTTGGTCACTTTACCGTCACCAGTTAAATCAGGAAATTCTTTTTTCTCGGCCATTGGTTGCATTAAAGCAGCTTTAACCATTTCTCTTAATTTATTCTGTTCCATGTCTTGTTCAGCTAATTTTTTTGCCATGTTAGTTGCGCGACCATACATTACTTTCTCAGCGTCAGCACCATATTTTTTAACTAAGTTACGCTTGTTTGGCTTCATCTTTGTGATAAGCTCTTCGCGTTTTGCTAATTCAGCTTTTGAAAGTTTTTTTTCGTTGAGCATATTATTTTTTATCTTCGGCAATCGAAGCAGCTCTGTATTCTTTGATAAGCGTTTTGATTGTGCCTAAAGCTTTACGAGCGCGTCCATGTGCTGCTTTTGATGTTTTTGAATGTTCAGTTGAGAACTCGACCCATAAATCGGCCATTTGCTTATAGATTTCGTTTGATTCCATTTTTATAGATTTTATTTAATTATTTTGTAGTAGCTACATCTACATCCATATCCATAGTCATATCAGTAGTATCGTCTTGAGTTGGTGCTTCTTTACCTTTAACGTTTTTAGCAAGTTTTTTAAGATAAGTTAAAGCAATTTTAAAATCATTGTTTTGTGAGAAATTAACTTGTTCTTTATCTTGAATTTGTTGATAAAGATCTAATAATGATTTTGCCATAGTAGCAGCATCTTTTACTTCTATATTAGCTTTATTTCTAATGTTAGCTGGAAGTTCTATTTCTGCTATACCTGCTAGTTTTTTCCATCTTTGAATTTCTTCAAGACCTAAGCCAGCTTCATCTTCAACTGTGTTTGAATCATCTCCAATTTCTTCTTCAATGCCTGCTGGATTTGGTGCATCACCTGCAACTACGAAATCGCGAGTAAAGAAAGTGATTGTGTTACCAACTTGAGTGATAAATTTTTGATCACCAAACTCTTCAGCTTGTGCTCTTAAAGTTTCAAGTGTATCTAAGATTTTTCTTGTTTCGCCTGGGAGTGATGATAATGAAACGATTTTTTTATCAATTACGATTGAGTCATTAGCTGGTTTTTCTTTAGCGTCAACTTCAACATCTACTTCTTCGTCACCTTCAGGAGTATCAATGTCTGCTTCGAGGTCGGCTTCGAGTTCTTCTTCTTTAGCTTCAGCTACTACTTCTTCAACTTCTTCCTCAGAAAGACGAGCTAACATTTCGTCAAGATCTTCTTCTCCTTCTCCAACTCTAGTAGAGCCATAGTTAGATGATGTTTTATATTTGTCTAAATCTTTATGGAACTTACTATTAGTAGTATCTCCAGCGCGTTTTTGGGCGGCTTCTACTTCGTCATAGTTCCCTTCAGCCATAAAAGCTGCTTTAATCATTTCTTTTAATTCAGATTTTTTCATTGCAATGAGTTTGAATATATGTAATAAATATGTTATTTTTTGTGATACGTACCCTTTTTATACTTAGCTTTGTTAGTATTGGAAACAAATTGTTTTCCTTTACGAGACGCAGCTGCTTTTTTGCGAGATGTTTTAGCTCTTTCTGCTTTAGTTAGTGATTGAGCTTTTTTCTTAGGCAAACAACGTGTTGTAGCATCGCCTTTTTTCATTGTACCACAAGGGCCGGTAATATTACCAGCCGTATCAATTCTCACCCACTCTTCTTTTTTGAACCAATCGCGGAGAGATTCTTGAATTATTTCTTGTAGACGTTCGTGTGTCATCCTTTCATTTGACCTTTACATACCTTAACAGCACGACCTGAAAGGTAGGCGGATGATTTTTCGCCCGCAGCCATTCTCTTTTTAATGTATGCTTTACCTTTTGGACATAAATCTTCTTCGATTATACCTTCACCTAATTGTTTAGTTTCATCTATATCTTTAACAATTTTCATTAAGATTTTATTTAGGGTATCTGGGGTAAGGCCTTTAGTTTTACCACCTGGGAATTCAGGATCGTCTTTTAAGTATTTTGAGTATCCTTCTTCTTCTTTAATTTCAACATTTGGGTCTAAAGCTCTATAAGAATCTTCAACTGCTTTTTTTAAGATATCAATAGCAGGTTTTAAATTTTGTTTTTTAGAAAAAACTTGAGCTGCTAATTTAGCTGCAATAGCTTCAATTTGGTCTTTAGGGACTAAACGAACTTCATCTAATTCATCTTTAGGTGGGATTAATGTTTCATAATCATCCATTGATAACACACCTCTCATCTTAACTGCTTCAATAGCACGTTCAGCTACATCGTGTAAGTCTAAATCGTTTTCTGAGTCTTCTCTAGCAAATTCGAGTAAACGAATAAATAAAGGAACGTCTACAGCTATAATATCTGGAATGTCATTTGATATGTTTGTTTCAGCTTCTTCCATAGACATGTATTTACCATCTCTAAATTTACCCTCTTCCCAACCTTTATCAAAGTCTTTTTTAGCAGCAGCTGCAGTTTTATCTGTAACGTGTCTTTTTTCTTGGAATTCTTTCCAAGCATCTTCTTTACTAATTTCGTTTACATTTTCGAACATACTATCTACATCTGCACCTTGTAAATAATCATTGTAGTAAGCTTTAGCACGCTTTCCTACTAGTTCTTCACTTGGTCTTTCATCAGGTGCAGAGCCAGCCATCATATCGTCTCTAACCATTCGAACAAAGTCGTTAAAGGTTAGTTTTCTGTTTTCGTCTAAAGGTTTAGAAAAGAATTCTTGTATTTTTTTTAAGTCTTCCATTATTTCATCATTTTAGCTAATTCGGGATTTTTTGAAGCATAATAACGGAACAATGCTTTACCTAAAGTACCTTTAACTTTATCAGAAACATATTGTTTAAATGGTAAACCTTCTAAATCAGCGTCAACTAAAGCATTAAGCTCTTTTTGCATTTCCATTGATTTGTTAGCTTGACCCTCGTATTTGTTAGCAATAGTTTTAATACTTTCTTTATGTTTGTCTAAGATTTCTCTTGCTTTAACTGTAGCAGCTGAAAGAGCTTCAGGTGAGTCTGGGTAGTAATCGTCTTTAACTTCATTTACAGATTCTTCTATGCCTAATTCAGCATGGAGTACTTTCATAAAAGGACCAAAATTTTGAGAGCCGTAATCTTCTTTTAAAATAAAAGCTACAGCTTTAGCAAAATCAGAATATGAAGTATCTTCAGGAATGACATCTCCTATAGCTAAACTAAGTTCAGATACTTCATTAAGAAGTCCTGCTTCTTTTAAAAGTTGGTTTTTAAGCCATTTATTAGTATCAAATCCCATAATGCAGTTTTTTTATAAATATTAAGTTTTCTTTAAACTTTGTAAGTATTTAATGGTTTCTTCTTTAGATTCAAGAAGTTTATTTTTATTAGACCCTACCCACTTTTCTACATCCCCAGCTTCAGTAACAAAACTTTGATTAGATTCATTTAAAGATTCATCAACCCAAATTTCAAAATCTTTAATCATATTATCTATATCGGAATTAATTATATTTTTTTCATATTCTTCCCAAAGACCTAATGTACGAAGTTCGGTTTCAAATTCAATTTGACAATTCCAACAACGTTTATATTGTAAATAAAAAGGTTTATCAAGTTTATGTTTCATTACTTTATTACAAGAAGGACAAAATAAAGGCATATTAATTGCCTCTTTCGCTTTATCTAGTTTAGTAATGTTTTGTTTGATACCATCTTTAATAGTCCATTGACGACCATCTTCTTCCCAAATATCACCCTCAGTGTAAAATTCAGTTTGTTTAGTATAACCCGTACCTATAGTAGTTTTACTACCATGTTTACCTTGTACTAAATTTCTAACACGTTGAATGTCTTTTTCTTGAAATTGTTTTTTTAAAACATTATCTTTCATAAACCTAATTCTTTTAAATCTTCTATAACTTGTTGTGCTGATTGATATAATATGCCAATTCCACCATTAGCATTCCATGCGTCAATAGTGTCTTTTCTATCATCAATTAAAATATGGTTTGGGCGAGCGAATTTAGGTTTATTTTTAGCTGCTGCAAAATATACTTTGCGCATATTAGGTAAACGTTGAACCCAATTTAATTTACCTTTCATCGACTCATTGTATTCTTGAGAATACCTTTGGTCATCTGGGAGGTCAAAGTTTACAGCAGGGGCTGTTAAAACATATGGTTTGTAAGGAGCAATATAGTCCCATAATTCCTTTCCGCCAGGTTGCCAATCTAAGTTAGTCCAAAATGATTCTTCACTAATATCTTTGTCTACTAATCCCTGTCTAAACGCTTTCCAAAAATTTGATTTGTCTTGAGCATTAACGTGTTGAGTAGACATACCAGTTAATTGCTTGTATCCTTCATCAAAGTCTACTAATACACCATCCATGTCACAGAATATCACGAATTTTTTCCCTCTCATCTCTCCCCCCTTTTCATCCTTTTTTTCAACACCCGTATCTTCAAGGTACGTGGTTTCTTTTACGGAGGCACTTTCAAGTGAAGGTAAACCTAAAGCTTTTACTCTTTTAGCCCATAAATTAATAATTTCTTTTTTTTCTTCTGGGTTGATGGGTTGTTTATCTAAATAAGTGTTTATGATATCTAAGAATGGTTTTCTTGCTTTTTTAGCTTTAAAGTACATTCCTTGCAACATAGCATCTACTTCTTTAGCTAATTTAAAATAATCTGCTTTAGGGAGTAAACCTAATTCAATCATCTTACGAATCATTGAATCATCTCCTAATTGCTTCCCACTGCGTACGTTAGCACCATCTTGGGTTAAATGTTCAAGTTCATGTCGAATAACGTCTTTTAAATCAAATGATACTTCTTGCCAATCTACATCTTTTGGAATTTCAAAGCGAACATTAAGTAAAGGGGTAATTTCATCTCCTTCATCATCATATCCTGCATTTGCTCCTCCATCTACTGTGTAAGTGTCTTCTGTATAGGTGGCTTGAATTGTAAAGTCAAATTCAAAATCATTAGAAACAATATCTGGGTCTTCATCTGCAGGCCCTACTACAAATGTTTCGTCTACTACTTTACGACCTACATCGTAGCCGTCTTTGATTAACTCAAATGCTAAACGAGAAAGCTCGTTAGTGAATTTATCGTAACGACCTTCTGTTAATACTTCTTCTAAACCTTGAGCTAATTCACGAGCGTATTGATTCAAACCAAATGGATCTTTTCCTTCCTGTAAGTAAAAGTCTTCAGGATTAAGTCCTTTTTTCTCAATACCCCAAAGTATTTGATTATACTTTCCGTTGTAAAATAATTTATCTTGGTCTTTTTGGATGTATGGAATAGCTTGAGGCATTAGATTTTTTACTGCTACCTTCATCCAAGGTTCAGCTTTATCCATATTGTATGAAGTAAGAACGCTAGCATCGCCTTCCCAATTTGGGTCGGCAACACCACCTTTACCATCACCGGGTTTGGTAATAAATACTATACCTTTATCGGCTAGTTTTTTAATATCAAATGGGTTCTGTTTTACTAAGTCAAAACTTTTAGTATCATCATAAAGACCTTCTTGTAAACTATCAGTCCAATTTCTAAAAGCGATATTACCTTCCTCGTATGCTTCTCTTTCAATATTATCTAAGTGATCATCCTCAGTAGTGTTTGTAGTTTGAATATTACCTAATCTATCTTCTAGATTTTGGATGTGATGAATCATTTCATGCGCATAAGAACGCACAATATCTTTGGGATGACGCCCTTGAGTATATAAGACAATAAGTTGCTCGTTAGGATCGTAGTATGCGGTTTTACCGAAGAAATCTTGTGAGTTATCTACGTCACTGTCTATAACCTTGAGGCCAGGTAAAGGTTGAATTTTATACCCTTTTTGAATCATATGGTTACTTAATTGAGCACATTTTCCAATGATATCAATTGTATTAGTATGAGCCATATGTTCTTTAAGAATAGATTTATCTACAATATTGTATATTTCTTCTTTTTCACTTGGTGGAACTTCATCTGGGAGGAATGTTATAAACTTTTCTTTATCTCCTTTTGATGCTGCTTTACGAGCATTTGTACCACTAACTTCAGGGTCTGGGGTGCTTATTACTTTAACTTCCAGATTAGGGTATTTTTCTTCAACACCTTTAGTTCTAGAAGCAATATCTTGTAAATCATCTTCTCTACCTTCACGATAACCAATTACAAAGTATACCTTTTCATTAGGATGGTCTTTAGCATAACGCATTACATCGCGAATAGGTTGAGCAGAAGGTTCAATTTGGACTTTAGGTCCTAATACTTCTTGATATACCCCCCAAATAGCCATTGATTGTTCTTGAGTAATACCATCACGAACACCACCACCTACATAAATGATAAAATCATCAATTTCAGGTAAATCTTTTAATGCTGTTTTTACTAAGTTAAAGTGACCTTTGATAGGTGGTTTAAAGCCCCCACCATATACAGCAGTGACTTTTTGACTATCTTCTAATAAAGGACGAATAAGTTCTTTAATTAATTGGTTCACGATATTAAAAATGACTTAAGTTTTTGTTGTGCTTCTTCTGCGCTTACGATTTGTTGAACTGCTTTAGTAACGTTTTCTTTATCCATTAAGCTACGAACTTCAGCTTCAAGATCTTCTTTTTGTTTAGCAGATCTTGCTTTTTCTTTTTCTGTTTTTTCCTTAGTGTCAGTAGGGATATAAGGAATAATATATTGATCAATAATATCTTCTAAATCTCTAGCGTCAGTTAACTTTTTATCTTTAGTAGTAGCTACAAAATTGTTACCAAATAGATCTAAATAAGGAATAAAGTTTTTAGTTACGTTAGCCCATGTTTGCATTACGATTGAAGGCATTAAGCTTCTATCTTCACCACCTGAACGTTCAAAACGATCATTATTTTTGCTTAATGATTTTTCAAGGGATGAATAAACATAAACCATAAACACATCATAACCAGCTGCTTCTAACTTTTCTTTGAGTTGTTTAGTTTTATTATATGAAGCAGCAGTACCATCAATTACAATGTTTTCATCGTGTTGTTCGATTTCTTGATCGAGTTTTTGAGAATATGATTTTTGAGCAGCTTGCATTGCTTTAGCTGCTTTGCTTCTACCCTCCGCATCAGCTGATTTAAGGTCTAAAGATACACCGGATGCCTTTAAGTTGGCTATAAAGTCATCGTCAATGTTAAATACTTTAAGACCTAAACCACTAATAATATCACCTACAATAGATGATTTACCTGCACCTGGGGCACCAGCCAAGATGACAGCTTTGGGGGCACCTAATGCCTCTTTTAGAATTTCCATAAGTGAAATCATAAACGCGCGTTTACGTATAAATATTAAATCTCTCTCTTAACTGATGTTCTAAATTCGGTAAAGATTGGTTTGTGAGTTGGGTTTTCTAAATCAAAAAGCTTTCTAACTGTCTTAAATATGTCTAAGTTTTCTTCCTGAGTGCGTTTAGATTCATAAATCTCCCATCCCTTACCTTGCATAAGTCCATCCTTTGGGCCACGCTTAGATGATTTAAGCCACAGCACTGCTGTGTGATCAGCTGTTTTACCGTAACATTCTTCATAACACTTAGCGTAAACGGCTGTTTGTAAATCGTATGTAGTTTGTAAGTGATTTGATGTTTTAAAGTCAATAATCCAAAGTTTATCATCAATTTCACATACTAAGTCACAAGTTCCGGCTACCTTAAGTTCATCAGAGAACAAATGAACTTCCGTTTCGATTAACTTAGGGTTATATGTTTCCCAAAAGTCAACGAAACGGAGGAACATTTGCCATACATCTGGATTATATGCTGGGTTTCCGAGCGCGTTTAAGAAGGTTAATTCTTTACCTTCAAAATATTCTTCAATCATTTCATGGACTTGTGTACCTTCTTGAGCTGCTTGTTTAACAACATAATCAGCTGACGTACCCATTTTCTTTAACCAGTCTTCAAAAAACTTACCTTTTGGGTAAGCACTTAAAACATATGTAACTGAGGGATAGTATTTACCATTTCGTCTGTAATAACGTGAATCTGGTAGGGTGATTTGTTTAGCATCTTCAGATACTTCTAAGATTCTATTATACGAATGCTTAATAATTCGTTTTTTACTCATACTAATTGGAGTTTTTTAACCATTAAATCATATTGAGATAATGGATGTGTATTTTGAATAAGGGTAGTAATAGCTTCAAATCCCATTTCTGATGGATCTTTTTCTTCTAAATCAACTAAATAAACTTCTTTACCTTCATTCATCAACTGTTCACAAAACTTAACGGCATCTTTTTGAGCGTCCTTATCTAAAGCTATATATATTTTTTGTACCTGTGAGGTAACAATTTTTTTCATTAATTCTCTTTGAATATGCTTTCCTAAAAGCGGAATAGCATTGCGTTTGATTGCTAAAGCATCAAACATACCCTCACACAATACTAAAGGAGAAGACCAATTGATAAATAATTCAAATGGCACAATGTCCTTACTCATTGGTGGGTTTTTATATTTAACTGGGGAGTGTGGGTTAAAGTTACGAGCAACAAAATAATTTAATGTTCCTTCGTGGGAATACGACGGTATAACGATCATATAGTCATAAACACCGCCATCACAATAACCAACATTGTAGCGCAGTATATCCGTTTTACTTACACCTCGTTTTTTAAGGTAAGCTAATGCTTGTCTACCTTTAATATCAGATTTTGTAATTTCAAGTAGCGATTTAAATTCTTTAGGTAAATCAATCGCTTCAATTTTTCTTACGTTTTCAATGTAGTTGTCGTTTGAGATATGTTTTTTAATCTCAAATATTTTTTCTTCAGGAGCTTTAGCTTGTTTAAATAAAATAGCTAAATTAGTACCTTTTTTGTTACAAACCCAACAGTGCCAAGGGTTGCCCTTGACAGTGTCATCGAAGTTAATTTCAAGTTTAGGTTTAGTATGATGGCAAAATGGGCAGTAGTATGCTTGATTACCTCTAGCAGTAGCTTTACCTACTCCCAAAACCGAATTAACTATGTTAACTAAAAGATGATTTACCATATAGGTAAATGTATGAAACCTATTTTACAAATCAAAGTCTTTTCGATAAAACTTGCCAAGTATATTATCATTAAAAAATTCATCTGGTTTTTCTAACACCTGATAAATAAATAGATACTTACACTCGTAGTAAGTTAATAACTTTTTTGAAGGAGCCAAACATAAAATTTCACGTTTAAAATCTTTCTGTCTTCCTTCAGCAATTAAATCTCTAATATCTTTGTGGGAGCCATAATAGTCTTGCCAATCAGATTCTTTCATTGCAATTTTGTAGGAAGGACGGCGTCCTGATACACCTTCAAATTCAAGTAAATCTTTTTTAGTTAGTTTACTTTTCTTTTGGTGGTAAAGAACTTTTTTACCAATGTATGCTCTGTTTGAAGGTGTGTGCGTAACTCTATAAATAAAACCATATGTTCCTTGAGGAAAGGAGGAGAGTGCCTCCATGGGTTCGTTTTTATATGTCCACATAATTTATCGGTCTAAATTAATAATAATAGTAGTGTCTGTAGTATTAGAAGCTTGTAATGGTTGGGCTAATTTAGCTACAGCTAATAATTCTTGATTGTCACTATATAAACCAATTGTAGTAATAAAAGGAGAAAAATAAGAACCTGTTACGTAATCATAAACTGAACCTGTAGGGTATACAAAATTATACCAAGATCCTGATACAGAATAACTACTAGATACAACTGTAGGGTTTAATGTATAATTAAATTCATTATCTCTAATAGTAGCTTTATATTGTGTTTCATATATAGTATATGAACTTGAAA